GAATGCCTGATGTCGTATTGTCGTATGCAAGGGCTGCTGTCAGCGAACACACAATAGGCATCCTGTCTTGCAACGTGGTTTCCCGGCCACATTTCTGTTCCGCCATAAACTAACTGATAAGGCAGAACCAGTCTTTCAGAGACCATCCTTCTGGTACGAAACGCATAGTACGTTCCGCTGTAATGCCAAGAATACCGCGTCCGAAATTGCGGACAATTGCCTGTCACAAAAGACCCAACAAAATCATAACCCTCAGAGATCTTGTCCACGCAAAAGTCGGCGTTGAACATCACAGTTTCGTACATCATCTCTGACCAGATACGCACAGCCTCCGATGTCTTTGTATGCGGTCGCACGCCCTTCGCATGTCCATAAAACGTCACTGACTCGCCAACGCCTCTCAGCATCTCCATCGCCGGGATAGCAGTCTGCAATTCGCCAAACCGCTGCCCAGACGCAAACGGCGCTGCGTCGTGATTGATGTTGTGTGTCAGGATCCAGTCAATCCCGGATGTGCCAATCCTGTCCTGCACATCTTGTGCGGTATCCGTAGTGCCGTCCGTCGAGATCCCGATGATTACTCTGCCGCCATCAAATGCCCCTGACGACAACAACTCACGCAGGTTGTCGGCATGCCACTGCCAGACATGCGGGACAGGATAAAAATGCCACACAAGATTCCGTGGCACATCCGCAGGCATTCTTGCCATTCGACCTGCCGTCTTCTGCGCCGGCTGCACCGGACTGGCGGCCGGAACATACCACGGCTGCCTTTTGTGCCACAATGCTCTCAGTCCCATCCCAGCCCCCGATCAATCTCCTCCTGCATCTGCCTGATATCACGCTGGATTCGAGCAGACTCCACGAAGTAGCCGGCAATGCCGTTCCACGACTCGACAATCCCGATCGCCAGTAGCCACACACAAAAGACTCGCAGCATACGTCACCTCACGAAACCCTTCAGTCGCGTCCCACAACCACATTTCTTCTCCGGTGGTAGCGCTGCTGTTTCTGAGATCGTCATGCCAGACTCACGACGCACCGGAGCCTGTGCCCACAGTTTGTCGACCTGCGCCACCAGCCCACGCTGACACATCTGCCAGTGTGCTGTCGGTATGCGGGTTTTCCGCCGTTCACAATATCCAGCCAGCGGACACTGACACTGTTCGCCCATAACAGTCGCCCTCCGGTACGATCATACCACGAGTTCGGCGTCGCTCAAATCACAGTTGAGCAAGCAGCAGTTCGGCTGGCCGGCACACGGTCCACTCGGGAAGCTCGGGCAGTAGTAATTGATCGCCAGAGGAAACCGTCCGCTGAAACCGCCACCGTCCGGCAGGCAGACGCAACTGGTCGGGGCAACGGCTTTCCAGCTTACGCAGGCCAACTGACAGTCGAGCAGACTTGCCGGCCGCTGCCCGTTGTCTTCCACCTGAGTCACGTCTGTGCCGATCCACAGCCGGAAACGACTGCAGCAGGGTTCCAGCAACGGATCCGTGGCAGGCTCCTGAGAGGCGGTGCATTCCAGCGCCAGGCAGAACTTAAACCCGCACGGACTTGTCATGCACATGCCGCCCAGCTCAACGCGGAACGTCCCAGCCAAAACCGCCTGCACAGTCGAGCAGAACGTCGCACAGGCACCGCACCTGCCTTTGATCGGAGCAGTCGGATCGACCGGCGGAAAGGACCCTGTCGCCCCGTCGATTTCAGGACAACCGGGAGCCATGATTTCAAACGGGATTGCCGGGATATACCCGCCCGGGTACTGCGGACTGTCATAGCGCAGCGGGACACAGCAGCCCACACAGCCGCAGCCGCAGCATTCCAGAATCGCAGGGTTTGTCGCCGTGAATCCCACTACGGTGTTTCTCCGCCTTCCAGCCCGGGACCACCGCCGCCGCCAGATCCCGATCCTGAGCCTGAGCCTGAGCCTGAGCCGGAATCGCTCCCTGAACCAGAGTCGGTTGGGCATGGATCCACCGGACCAACGCACACAGATCCCTCAACGATGAACATCGTACACTGAATCCTTTTGACCGTCCCATCCTCGCAGCACTCGTACCGCTCATAGGGAATCGAGACCGTCTCATACTCGCCGTTCAGGACAACCCACAGACCTTTTCCTGTCTCCGGATTGCTGCCACTCTCAGATCCCGCAGGACCGCAGCCCGTCTCCCAGCCAGAACCACCACTGCACGTATCTCCGAGATACGCAATGGTGACCATGCCGTCTTTCTTCAACGGCACGACGCGCTTGTCTAGTGCATAGACGAACTGATTATTTCCGTACAGCGGATAACATCGGCTGTTCCGCCTCGGACGGATCGTCGTGACAACCTCTGCCTGGGCACAACCAAAAGCCAGGTCAGGAATGCCGCTGGGATCCCCACAGGCGTCCTCGGCCGTAGGTTCACACAGCTCACACCCATCACCACCACCACCAGAGCCTGAGTCCGACCCAGAGCCAAGATCAGAACCTGAATACGGATCAAAATCCTCGCAGTCCGGCGGCTCGAACTGCATGCAGTCCATCAGCTCGACCGTATACCATCCCATCCCAAGGCAGTCGCCAACCAGACCATGCCGGATCTGGACACCACTGGCCTGCAACACCTCAGCCCGTTGCGTGTCCTTGTTCCAGACACAGTAGAAGATATCGCCCTGCTTCTTCGTCGGTGCTCCAGTCAGTTCTGCCAGCGGATCCCAGACTCGGAAGGGCTGAAACAAGTTCTCATTCTCGTCGACGTATTGCGCAGGATCCTGGCTCGAATCCAACTTCATCAGGCTGCACTTGCCTGACATCGTTCGATCTTTGTTCGGATACGCATCAGTGATTTGACCGTTGCTGAAGTCCTCCCTCGCAATGACCAACTGAACATTTGGCTTCAAATGCGCCGCAGATGCAGATCCAAGATTACAGCCAATGACAGAGACATTTGGCCCAGTAAAACTGGCTGACCTGCTACGCATTGACTCACGCCGCATCTCATTGAGATGCTCAGCAGTGATCCTTTCACCGATCTTCCATTCAGCAGGTTTGCGAGTAGCCATGGTGAATCAGTTCAGCACCCTTCGTTAGCATTTTTTGCCGGATCAAACATGTTGTTGAAGTTGCGACCGTAATACAGCGGCTGATTGCCGCCAGTGTATTTTCGCTCAACTCGCCTCCATCCTCCTTCGCCAATGTTGTCTGAATTTGAATCGAGATACAGATGATTGTGGCCAACAATCTCAGGTGTCGAAACTTCTGGAGCAGAGTTGATTATTCGCTTTTGCTTGAAATTCAGCCGGAGACTAGTGGTATCCATGAGACGGAATCCCCGGGTGCGATGCTCCTTAATCTCATCCCAGTCTAGAAATAGAACAGTTTCATTCTCGAACTTACACTCGCTGACGGCCGTGCTTGACTCTGAGCACACCTCTTCCTTACTCGAAAGACAAAGGCATTCGCTCAGCAGAGTGAATGGCGTGCAGTTCACATGGTTCCTGAACTTCGCAAGATGCGATTCAATCTCGCACAACTTCGCTACAGGTATGTTGTACCAATCAACGACAATATCGGCAGTCGGTACGTATATTGTCGCGTAACTGTCACCCTTTAGTTGCTGATCTGCGCCGCTGTAATCAGCCCAAATAAGGTTTCTGTTCGGCAGTGTATACAGCTCGAAGGACGAATTCTTCTCAACGGAGATTGCTGTGTTGGCAAGTATATCTACGTTCGCTGTTGCAGAATTTTCATCAGGCCCAGTGCAGTCCCATGGCGGCTCCTCGTATTGCACAGAGACAACACACTTGCATGTTGTATCTCCCATCGCGGCTTCGTTTCCGCCATCTCCCGTATCATCCCACAAAACTTTGTAATACCGCTCAGCCTGATCTCTGCTTTCCAAATCGTCGATGTAATTTATTTTCGTATTCTGATCTTCTCGTGTGTACCAATCATTGTTAAAGCAACACTCACTTTTTGGACTGATAGAGAACCCCACAGCGACCATGTTGAAAGGCCATGGCCTCAAATCTGTGAATGCACCAGGAACAATCTGATCAACAGGAGTATATGGATATCTTGCGGGCAGTTGTGGTGTGCTGAAGAGAATCTGCGAGTTACTGCTTCTCCATTTTCCGAGCAACCGAAGCCCAAGCTCTTCTGCCCGATTGCAAGCGACGACAAACTGTCGCGTGGCAGTTAGCTTACCGCCAGCATACTGTGGGATTCCAGAAGGATGCACAGCCTCCACGCAGAACGGCAGATTTGCGGTCATCCTACTCATTGTGCCCTCGGCGACATGTCTTTGGTTTTCACTGCCTCACTCACCCCTTCAATCCGATTGAACAGAGCAGGTGCGATTCCTTCCAACGCCTTGCGAATGCCGGATTCTACGCCAACACTCACCAAATCGGAAATTGAGCCCTGACCAGGTATTCCCTTCATCACATCCAGCATCCCTGCCGCTCCCCCGATACCTCCCATCGGAGCCACGATCGGAGTCATTCGCATCAGATCAGACACCGTCGGAGCCCGCAGGAATGGTAACGCACGCTCAGCCTCCAACAATGCCCGGTCCACGCTCGATGGAATTCTCGGAATCTGCGGACCGAGGTTCGCCGCGTTCCTGTTGAACTCTGCAATCTCGCCACGCTGAACCCGGATCTCCTCCAGTGCCTGCAGTTTGGCCAACTCCACACGCAACTCGATCAGCTCGTTTGTCGCCTTCTCCAGAGCATCCGTGTTTTTGTCAACCGGCTCAATGGACAGAACATTCTGCTGCAGTTGCTGGGCGAAGTCTTCCGGTGACACCATCTGCGATCTTGCAGCCGCAGATTGTTCCCGCAACCCAGCAATACGCTCCTCGGCGGACTGAATGCGATCCAGCACTGACTTCTGTTCAGTCAGATTCTTGTTGCCGATCTCCATGTTCGCCTGGCCGCGCAGCACCTCTCTCAGGCCCTCGACCTGAGCTGAAGTCACTCCCTGCGACTTGGCGTAAAACTCCAGCGTCTTGTCGATCATGTCCTGATACTGTGCGCTGAACTCCCGGATGTCCAGCAACGCTGTCGACTGCTCGCTCGCCTGGCCCTGCAGTTGCAGCCGCAGAAGCTGCTGACGCTCCGCCAGTTGTTCCGTCTTCCGCTGAGCAGCATCGACGGCCGCACTGAACCTTCGCTGCAGGACCTCCTCGACCTCCTTCAGAGGTTTGATCAAATCCTCGAAGGCCTTCTGCAGCGGGGTGATGTTGCCCTTGAAATCCTCAGCAAAATTCTTGGTTTCAACGTCTGCTGTTTCGCTGAAATCTTCGACCTGTTTTGTCACACTTTCGAAGAGATTTCGAACATTGATCAGTTGATCACTCTCGAAAATTCCTCTTTCAGATTTCGCTCTAACGGAGTCCAGTTCCCGCTGAAGTTCCTGATAGGTGTCGATAAGCTGTTGTGCCTGCCTATCAGACTCTCCTGTGACTACCTTCAACGCTTCATCAAACGACAGAGGCCTGTCTTGCTCCCCAGACAATCTCGTCTGATTTCTGCGCAAAATGTCAGCCTGCAGACTTCTTGCATCGTCTGCGAGTTGCAACAGTTGCTGTTTGATTCCGCTTGAGATAGCAGAAAACGATTGCTGAAGTCCGTTCACCAGTTGAGAAGAAAAAATGCTTTGCAGTTGATCTTCAACCTGCTTGGCAGTGTCTTCCGTTTCAGTTCGAAGGTCTCTGAGTTGCTGCAGAACACCTTCAAACGAATCCTGATCGCCAATGCCACGCAGCGTCTCTCTGGTCTTCTGATTCGCCTCAGCGACACGGCGTGACTCATCAGACATGTCCTGCATCTTTCGAGAGATGTCTTCGATCTCGATCGAGATGTCATTCAGGCTTTCCAGCCACGCAATCGTTGGAGGAAGGATCGTCACAGCCAGTGCAGCACCGATTCCAGTACCAACACCAGCAATCAGTTTCCATTTCTGACTGATTTTATCGCTGTTTACGTAAACGCTGGCTATGTCTTGGGCGATGAACGAAATGTTGTTCGCCGCGCCACGAATCCCGCCAGCAAATCCGTTTAATTGGAATCCGACTGCGAAGTCTTCAAATGCCTGACCAACCTGAAACGCGGTGTTCTGCAGACGATTGAACGACGCACCACGACGTTGCTGAACACCTTCGAATGTTGACAGCAGACCTATGCTTTGCGGATCTGTCACATCTCCAGTCAAAAGCAGACGTTGTTGATTCAACGCACTATTGATTTGCCTTTCCTTATCCAGCGTGTTGTCTCGCTGCTTCATCAATTCAGCGACTGCAGCTTTCTGCTTGTCATACTCCGCCAGTCTTCTGACAAAAATCTCTCTCTCCGTGACATCAAGCCTACTGACATAAAGCTGATTTTGTAGGCGAAGTTCAATTTCATTCTGAAGGATCGAGGCTCGCAGACTTTCATTCTGCTGTCGCAGGTCTTCCTTCGTTTGGATACTCGTTGTTGATCGCCCCGATATGTCGGCAAGTCTCTGCTGTAGTCCAGTCAATCCGCCCTGCACTGTTACCGGATCGAATGTGCCATCGCGTTTCGCCCTGCGAAGGTTTCGCTCGAAATCAGCGAAATCCCGTTTCAGCGTTTTGATCTCATCGACCAAAGCCAAGTCGCCGATGTCCTTGATGGAAGTGCTCAATCGCCCCGCTTGAATTGCAGATTCCCTCGCTCCATCTGCAATGATCTTGAACTGGGCGGCCGTTCTCGCAGAATCACCGCCGGTTCCAAGGGTGACTGTGATCGGATCTGTATACTGCCTCAGTGCAGCCTGATCCTCAACAAAACGTCGCAACTCTATGTCAGCGCCCGCAATGCGATCCCTGATTCGCTCGAATGTTTGAGCAACGAGATCTGCGCTCTGTCGGTCTCGTAATTGATCAAGTTCAATGAGTAATGTCTTGATCTCACGGTTCGCATTTATGAACGGCAGCGCAAACTGACGTCCGCCAGCCTGAGTTGCTCTGGCGATCTCGACCTCGTTCGCTCGCTTCAGAAGCTCCAGTTGGTTCCGGTACTCTGCAATCTGCGTATTGATCTCATCTGCACCACCGCCGCCGCCACCGCCGCCACCGCCGCCGCCACCGCCGCCGCCACCACCGCCACCACCGCCGCCGCCACCGCCGCCACGCCTTCGACCCCCAGTGTTGAGTCTGTTCTGTTCCTGTAGAGCGTCGCTCAACTGTTGTCGGAGATCGCGTATTGTGTTCGCGTAGTCTGTTGCACTTCTGTTGGCCGCGTCGAACGTCAGGGACTGCTGGGCCTGAGACAAATCTCGTAGCCGATCAGTCAATCTCTGAACTGCCTGTGATACGCCAGCAACCTGACTCCGAGTCGTCGCGCCAATCGCCTGGCTGACTTCTGCGAGCCTTTGTCGCAGGTCATTGATCAGGGTCTCATGCGCCGCCTTCACAGCCTCCAGCATCTCTGGATCCGGGCGCACGCTCACCAAAACGTCGAGTAACCGCTGACCTTCAGACATAGATCTCTGCTCCCAGTGCCTGATACGCCTCAAATGGCGTGTACTGCAGCGCAGAGTCTAGCGAAATGTGCAGCTCACGACACAGAGCCTCAGCCAAATGTCGATACCTGCACCGAGGAACCAGAAAACCCGGATCCTCAGGCAGGACATCCATCTTTATGGTTTTGGGCCCGGCTCCGGACTGCTCGTCTCGGGCGGGCCATCGGAGTTTTTTACTTGCCGCATCTGGTCAGAGGCATCCATCGCCATACGAATCTGACGCTTCTCGTCGTCAGTCGCTGCCTCCCACAACGCCTTCGCCTTTAGCACGCCTGCTTCCCATGGGTCCTGCTGTGCTCCAGCCTCGCCCATTGTGACCTTGCGTTTCACCGAAGGCCTGTCTGGAACCATGCACTTCCACAAGGACCAGAAAAAGCCCTCTGCAGACGTGTCGAAATCCATCTCTTCCTGTATCCCAACTGCACTGGCATGCGTGTAGACGGTTTTCATCGCCGTCTCCACGTATGCCGTGTAGTCCGCCACCGAAAGAGTCTTCGGAACCCCTCTCATCAGATCCCACGGAGCCGGTCGCCGACTCTTGATGAACTGCACCTTCTCGATGTAGTTGATCAACTTACGAGGACTGATGGAAAGTTCGAGGTCGCCCACTCGAACTCTCTGCATGCCACACCTCCACTATCAGCACAGGAAACCAACAGCAACAGAACTTTCTGCTGTCTGAGCATTGTCGCTGAGGCCTTCAACCCACGCAACGATGTCAAACGCATAGTTGACAGTGACAGCAGCATTGCCTGAAATGTTGTAATCGACAGGCACAGACGTGATGCGAACGTAAGCCTCGAAGTAAGTACCACCGACTGGGCTGGCAACTACGGTGCCAGCCGTTGGACAATTTCCTGAAGTCCAAATGGCATCACAATCCTGAGACCACCGCAAGTGATAAACTGAGTTTACGGCCAAGTATCCGGGAGAAGTTCCACCATGGCAGGCAATTGACAAGTTTCCGGCCGCACTAACAACGCCGCATGCACTGGTCTCGCGGCCGCCAGTCGAACTGGTCGTCAACTTCGGCGTGTTCGCGGATTCAGTAAACGCAATCTGTGTCACATGCGGGATACGATCCCATACCGCACCAGTCCCGCTGGCGGTGTCCAGCAACACGCACGCAGTATTCGAGCAGCACAACTCACCAGCAGAAAACGGCATCTCAATATCTCCTCATGTGCCAGACCCGGACGTCTCCTCGGCTGGCATGAAACTCCCTGTGACAGTCACAAACACGCTGAGCAGCGTCCCCACCGGGGTCATCTGCGATGGACCGACGGATCGTACACAAAAACAGCCACAGTCTCCAAGAGGCACGCAACGTCGGCATGTCAGCAACGCCTCAACCAGCCCCTGCCACTCCCTCGCATCTTGAATCCGGTCGACGCTGAAATACCCGCGCAGGCTCACACTCTGGATCCGCTGCACCGTGTCAGTCGTCCGCAGGCCACTCGAAATCGCACTGCTGACCACCACATACGGCACGATCTCGGAGCCCGATCGCTGCAGCACGAAATGGCCCTCAGACTTCACCGGAGTGCAGTCCAGAGCCCGCAGCGCAGCAATCCACGCATCCTCGACGCAACAGGTCATCGGACCCTCCGGGTCACCATCTGCTCGACACGCAACTGCGGGATCTCTTCGATCAGCATCGCCTCAGCCACCTCCGGGCTCACCGCGTCGAACTCCATCACACTGCCAACGCCATAGATCTTGTACCGGTGCATTCCTGTCAGCCTCCAAAAGGCGAAGCATCCTGTGGCTGCAACGCAGCCGCCAGCAATTCGCGACGCTCGAAATCAAAAATCACTTCAATCCACGGTCGCGGAGCAATCCCAGGAATCAACCCCTGATCCAACAGAACCAGATAGTTGTTGTCACGCCCAGAGACGTGACTCGGAGACATCCCCACATAATAGCCCTTCTCCCAGTCACCAGAATACTCTGACTCAATGTAATTCGCCAAACTGACCGTTTGATCCTCGGCAAACGGCACGCCCATGATGTTGCCGCCGGCAACAGTATTGTTCCTGTGGCTTTCCAGCATCGGCGGTGGCTGTCGAGGAGCCACGCCAGACACATCGCCAAACAACCACGCCTCATCCCTCAGATCACCGCCATCAGACAAACTGTCAGCATCTCCTGCCCAATAAAATCCCCCGGGTTTCCATCCGTTGTAAGCATGCGGGATCGTAAACGGAGTGCTATGCGGAGGAGCGTCCGGTTTCAGCAAATACTTGCGATACTTTTCCGCAAGCAAAAACGCAAGGCTGGAGCAGACATCCCCAGCCGCCTGCCTGAATGGAGCCTCGTAATCCGCATCAGCATCAGCCACCCGCAGACTAAACATCCATCAGCTCCAGCACCATCGTGAACGGCACATACGGGCCGCCGTCCTGGAAGCTCACCACCCGGAACATCCCCTGACTGCTCGATATCCTGTGATGCGCCAGCGGATACGGGCCAACTGTCCACCGCTCCACCGAACACTGCCACCGCACCCGCATGTCGTCCGAATTCCGCGTCCCAGACCGCTGACCAGCAACAGGCAGGATCTTCCCTCGCACAGTCCCAACCCTCTGCATCTTTACCGACTGACAGTCAGACTCACACCCAGTCGCGTCCCAGATGTCCAGACGGTGCGTCAGGCTGAAACACGTCGCCACGTTCCGCCCCCACAACTTCCACACACAGAACGCCTGCAGGTACTCCGCTGAGTACACCTGCCAGTGCTCCCCGTCCGCCGTCTCGATCACAGCCCCCGGAGCACTCCCAACGTCCTGCTCCTGCCGGCTCACGAAAAACATCCGGTCCTGCTGGTGTATCCCCGCATCCGGACGCACCAGTTCCGTCTGCATCGGGTAACTCTTGCACTTCTCGAACGTCGTCTCAGTGCCGCAGTACGTGTGCGTGACAGTCTCGAAGTCGCAGAACGACTCCAGCCACTGCTGGCAACCGCACGGCACCTCCGGACAGCACCCCTCACTCATCGCCGGTATCTCCGCGTCGATCGCTGACTGGCCCTCGAACCACGACAGGACCGCCCTGTGCAGGTCGCTGGAGTCACACAGGCCGTATGAATGAACTCATACAGCCCCGCATCGTTCTGCTCGCCACACCGCTTGTCCGTCCACATCTGCCGGTATGTCTCCAGCACTCGCTGCTTCTGGACGATCTGCTCACGGGTGTCGACGGTCACGCCGCCTTGACTGGTGATGCCACCGCAGGCCTCGCCGCTCGTGAGACTCTCTGCCAGCTCACAAATCTTCGACTCCAGCTCAGCACAACTCAGACAGGACATGGCAACCTCACTTCGGCTTACGCAAATCCACCACAAACTGCGACCGACCAGTCGAAGAATGCGGATGCAGAAAATTGCTGTACTTGTTCGTCAGTGTCTGCTCGTCGATCGCCTCGATCAGCGGCCACTCAATGCTCTTGTCCCGGTCAGACGTGGATGCCACCGTCTTCGGCAACGACGCACGGTATTCCGCCTTCGCCTTCGCCTCAGTAATCCCCACATCGCTCATCACGATCTTTGTTGGACCACCCGGCATCCGAATCGCCCAAATCGAACTCTTGCCTGCCATATTATCCTCCAGCAGCCACAAAAAATAAAACCGTCCGGGTCAATCCGGACGGTTTCATTCTCTCTCAATCTGCGATCTCTCGCAAATCTCAGGTGCCGCTCTCTTCCACCGGTGTGAACCACATCCCGCGATACGGGTTGCGAATGTACCCGTATCCCTTCGACAGGCTGGTGTACTGAGCCACAATCCGTCGCTGACACGACTCCGCATCCTGCGGGCACCGAGTCACTGTCGGCCGGATGTTATACACCCACGACATGAACTCGGGGATGTTCCCCAACCACCACCAGTCCCGGGCTTCATCGGCCGTCACGCCCCACCGCAGTGCAATCCGGTCGACCAGTCGCTGATAGGACAGCAGGTCGAAAGTCATCTGGTTCGCAACGGCTGCCGTCATGACATATTTCACGGTGTCCCCACCGTTGCACGTCACGTCGTCCTCAATCGCAGTCGCCAGTAGCTTCGGACGAACAGCATCGGCCTTCTGCGGGCTCGTCACCACGCTCAGGCCAGTCATCGGTACCGGGATCGGACGACCGTGAACCATGTCGCGGAAGTCGTAGAACAGGTTACGCGCTGACTGAAAATCCGCAGGACAGGTCAGGTCGTTCGCCTGAGCATTCACCCACGGGCCGCCACTGCCATCGCCGAACGGAGTCGACGTGCCGTCGGCAGCGTAGTAGGTGTCGTAATCCGTCCCACTCCGGTTGTACGTGTTCGTGTAGCCAACAAAAAGGTCGAGCAACTGGTTCTCGAACCGCTCGTTGTGAGCATCACCGATCTTCGGGATCTGCTGCTGGATGAAGCTGTTCGGATCGCGGCACACCGCCTCACGAGTGAACGCAAACCCCAATCCGTACTGCTTGCCCTTCGGGTGCGTCATGAAGTCCGTCGCAACGCCGAACATCGGAGGCTTCTGCAACTCGCAGATCTCCTCAGCCTGCGGATTCGAGAACACTCCGTGATCCTCGTACCCGTCCTCGCACTCGCCACGGGTCTCGATCGCCACTCGATTCAGCAGGAAATACTCTTCCTTCGGCTGCTCCGCCAACGCCGTCCTGATGATCTTTGGCACCATTTTGTTGAAGGTACCACTGGTGATTATCGCTTCCATCGCGTCGTCACCCATCGTCATCACGTCGCGACGGTAGCCCACACCGAAGTCGTGCTCCAGGCACGACACGAGGTCCAGTTCCGTCGCCTGGATCTCGCCAGACTCCAGAATCTGATCCAGCTCCTCGAACACCGCATCACCGTGCTTCTTGTGGTCTCGCAGAATCTGCTGAGTCACCGCCCGGTTCGGCCCTTTTTTCGACATCTTCACTCTCCCAAAACAATCCAATCAGAGACCAAACCAGAAACTCAGTAAAACTCGACAGTCGCCCGGCTCACGTTGTCCGGACCGCTGTCATGTACCGCACGGAACACCGCAACAGCAGCATCACTGGTCTTCACAACCTTGCTGTTCACAAGAGCATTGCTGCTCGGGTTCTTCGCGAACGTGAACAACTGGCCCTGCTGGAACGTCGTCGGAGCCAAAGCACCAGCGGCATCCGCAATCAGATACGATCGCCGGAAGCCGTTGCCTTGGTTGTATCGCCAGTACGGCAGGCACTCTTCCTGCGTGATGCACTCCTCCGTCCCGTACTCCTGAGCACTCACGCCCCGAAACGCCGCCTTCGCATTCGTTCGCGTGGTCGCCAGATCGGTTGTCCATGTGAACGCTGACAGCAACTTCGCTTCCGTCACGCCCGTCGCACTGGTGTCGGCCACCAGAAAATCGCCCGGGCAAATATCAACAGCAGGCGACGGGGCAGCCATCGACTCCGTGTCGATCACGCCGTTGCCGAAGTTCCCCTGCTGGTACATGCAATCCAAACACTGAGGCATCTCATCTCTCCATCAAATCACTCAGAAACGACCAGCACGAAAACTCAGCGAGCCTTCAGACCCAACGTCGACCGCAGGCCGCCGTAACTGCCCTTCTGCCCACGATTGCCGACCTGCGGAGCACGCTTCCCAGCGTCACTCTCATCCTGCTCCTTCGCAGCCGTGATGTCCTTGCCGTCATCGACGAACAACGCACCCACATCACCGACCAGCTTCTCAAACTCAGCCGGATCCGCCATCTGGCAGGCACACTCGACAATCCGCTCCTGCAGATCAGACAGCGGAGTCCCCTCGACAGCCTTGGCAACAGACGCCGTCAGCTTGGCCCTCTTCTCGGCCTTCTCACGAGTCGCACGCTCCTGCTCCAGAGCAGCAACAGCCGCCTTCGCCTGAGCCTGAGCCTCATCCAATGCCTTACGCAGATCCGCAGCTTCCTGAGCAGTCAGTTCAGACACAGTCTTCTCCTCTTGTTCGAAAATACCACTCGCAGTGCCTGGACGTGTCACCACGTCGACCGACCGCACATCCAGCAACTCTTCAACCACGACATCGCCGCTCCGATCCGCCTTACCCGGACGAATCACAGCATTGATGCTCATCCCCATCGCTCGCGGGTTGTTTTTCACGTCCCACAGAAATCGCTTCGCCTCAGAGTGATGCGGATTCACCTTGATCGTACCAAAATGCCCCTTCCCGGGCCGGTACTCATGAGATTCCACAACACCAAACTGATCTTTGTAACTGCGAGGCTGACTCGGGTCCGCAGGGTGATTGATGAAGATCGGAGCACCAACCAGCTTATCACTCGCCGACTTCCGCACACCGTCCGTGTCGTAATTCCGCCGGTTCTTGCTCCGCAACCCCAGCAACTTCACGCCCTTGACCACAATGCTCTCAGTCACACCTTCCGCAGTCGACACCTGCTCGAAATCATCATGCTCGAACGCATCGCTCTCCAGCACCGACTCAGACTGTTTCTGACTTTTCGACATCAGCAACCTCAGATTCCGATACCGCAACCATCGACTCAACAGACTCAGGCACCACCGCAGCCTGCTGCTGTTCCTGAGCCTGAGCCGCCGCACGAGCAGCCTCAGCCGCACGAGCAGCCGCTGACCTCCGTCTATGACACAGGCACATCTGTCCCTCACAATCTAATCAATCACGATTGCCAAAACCAAAGCCCATTGATTTTCGACAAAAAATCTTCTCAGGACTGCCCCGGAACCTCTCGCCCCGGGTCGCCCGCCATCACACCCCGCTCAGCCAACGGATCACTCCGCCGCTCCGCATCAGGGCCCGTCACGCCCGGTGTCGCCGGATGCTCCGTCATCGGAGGCTCCAGCTCACCGTCCTCAGCACGACGCTGGTCCTGCTCCTCATCGTACTCCCACCCCTGACTCGCATTCAGCGTCTTCGCGCTGATCCGGCCGGCCTTCCACGCCTCAAAGTGAATATCCCAGTCCTCCTTCCGGTTCCTCGTCTGCACGCTCGGAGGCTTCGCCTCGATCGTCACCGCCTGCAGGTCCGCCATCGTAATCCCGCTCTCCGGATCCTCCAACGCACCCCACACCAACGCCTCCCACACCAGACGAAGGTCCTCGATCACCATCTGACCCTGATCCGCCACAATCACCTTGTGGAACGGGCCCTCGCTCACCAGCGTACTCGCGAAATTCCCCTCGCTCACGTTCGCCGTCAGCATAAACTCAGGCAACTGCAGCCCCGCAGCCACCGCACGCAGCAACAGCAACTCCACCTCCGCGTGGTTCGTTACACCGGCCCCCGTCTCCGGGAACTCGTACTTCACGCTCGATGGCACAGTCACCACGCTCGGGCTCGGAAACTCCATCCGCTCCGCAGGCTGACCCGCCGCCCCACTGTTCTGACTCTGCAAATGCGACTTCACCGCATCGGCCCCTGCCGATGTGTTGATCGTCCGGATCGCTCCAAACGCCGCCTGAAACGCACTCACCCGCATCAGGTTGCCCAGCAAAACCTTCGCCCACCGCAGCTCCTCACGCACGTCCCAGAACAGCGACAGACCCCTCGGCTTAACGCTCACCACGTTCCTGCGACGGTACTGCACCACACACCGAGTCGCCGGACTGAACGCCGTGAAATCCGCCGGCTCCAGTTTCTCCGCCTTGTGGTACTCCAGATCACCCAGCCACTGCCCACTCACCGAGTCGCTAACCGTCGACACGTAATACGCCACCGGCCGGTACAGCACGTCGTTCGTCCGCCGGATCCCCAGAATATCCACGAACGGCTCGTCACCCGTGTCCGGCTGATACCGACTCCTCGGATCCTCGTCCAGGTCGCTCGGCTCCACAAAACTCAGCCGCAACGGCTTCCCCGGCTCATAATACAGCAGGTCCAGACACTCACCGTGCTCGTCCAACCGCCGGCACACCTCCTGCTGCCGGCTCGACCAGTACCCCGAAGCCGAACTGGCCATCCACTGCTTCAAATACTCCTGCACCCGCAGCACAGCCTCACCAGCCGACGATCCCGTCTCCGATGCCGGCTTCACGACATACCGGTGTCCCTGAGGCCCCGCGATATAACACGCGCGGTTCCGCCACGCATTCTTCCCCCACGGAGTCGCGGCCGCCTGCTCCCCACGGTCCAACAGGTCCCGGATGTCGTCGATCGTCGCGTTCTCGAACGGGTCCTCGCTCCCCGGGATGTCTCGGTCGTCCGTATCACCCGACAGCCCGCACCCCGTCCCCAGTTCCTCAAGAATCTGACGCGCGAAGGTCGCCTTCTGATGCTCCAACAGCTCCAACGCACCCATCAGCGAGATCTCAGGACGCTGCCTGCGAGCGCCACGCGCCCCCTCGCTGGCGTCCACATACCCGCCACCCTGCTCCTCAGGCTCTCTCCGACCCCTGCGACGACCCATCTGTCAGGCTCCCCATGCTCTCGTGTCCGGTCTCCCAGCCACGCAGCATATCACGAAACCCAGCAAATGGCACAACCCGACGCGCCCGGCTCGTCATGCTCCCCGGAGCCACAGGACTCACCTGCCCCGCCTGAGGCACCAGCGACCACCCCGCCGCACACACCCACGTCAGCACCGTCAACGCATCCTCGACAGGGCTCGGTATCCCACATCCCGCACAACCGCCCCTCGGCATCGCTCACTCCCTTGCCTGCTCGTTCACTGTTTCCGCATCTCTTCCCAGTACCGCTGCAACGCCAACGGCAACTGCTGACACTGATCCAACGCATCCGGACCGTCGTCGTGCTTACCACGCGCCGGTATCCCATCAAAATTCCGCAACTGACTCAACAGCAACAGCGTCCCCGGAGTATCCAAAAACCGCAACTCCCGCCGCCGGATCGGACCGTCCAGCCTCCGGATCCGCATCTCCTTCTTCAGCATGTCCTTCACCGGTATCAGCGGATTCCCACTCAGCAAATACTGACTCAACGCCATCTGACCGTGATCCGCTGCATACTGGTACACCAGATCCCGCATCACCTCCTGAAACGCTGTCGCCTCCATCCCCACCAGATCCCCACTCCGCACCCGATGCAACGGATCCTCACAAAACCGAAACAAATCCTCCACAATCTGACCCGGCGGCCGCCTCGCCAGATCCGCATCCACGTACTTCAACTCCCGTGTCTGCGTCAGACACACAATCGCCGAATAGTCTCCCGACTTCTCATTCTTCCCCTTGCTCGGGTCCACCGCGAACATCCGCACACTGTCCCCAGCATGCTCCTCCTGAGGCCACTGATCCCGCGTCACTGTCACGTCCTGGAAGCACTCCCTCGGCCACTCCTGACCCGTCCGGCTGCTCGCCAGCCAGCATCCCTCCAAATACCGCTCCCGCTCCTGCTCCGACAACTGCATCAGACGCTTCCGATACGTCGGGTCGCTCCTCTGTAATGCCTGATTGTCGCTCAATTTTGCCGGGATGAACGCAAAGGTGTTCGTCACCTGCTCCGCCAGCCCCGTTTCCGGGTTTACCTCGTACTGAGGCTCGTCAAACCACTGAAAACGCTCCTCTTTCACCATAAAATGCCGGATTTTCCCGCTCAACTCGCGTCTCGGGTACCCCTCATCGTCCAAATACCACGATACCAGCGGAAACAACCAACTGTCGTGGTCCGGATTCGACGTCATCCGCAGCGTCGGCCGTATCCCGCACTGACTTCGACACCTCGCCCACAGAAAAAGCACCGCTTTCTGCTCAAACTGGTTCGCCTCATCAATCGCCAACGAGTCAAACTGAGCGCCAAGATACCCCTGCAACTTCTTCGGCTGGTCCAAAGTATTCAGACTGACCTTCGCGCCCACAGGGAACCGATGCTCGTTCGCCGTGTGGTTGTAAACCGCACCCAGACCACCATAGATCAGCTTCGTCTGGTCGATCAAACCACCACTCTGACTCAACTGCGGGAACGTCTGACGATAAATCGCCCCACGGAACAACGACTGCCCGTGAGGCCCTTGACAATGCCGCAACATGTCCAGCATCAACGCATACGATTTGCCCCCGCCCGCAGCGCCACCGAACAGCACCCAGTCCGCCGGACTGCTCAGCAACTCATACTGCTTCTGGCTGATCTGTAAGGTCAAAACAAAACTCCCTGATTCAGTCGCTCGTTGCCGAGCTGAACATACTCCGGATTCAACTCACAGCCAACAAAGTTTCGACCAAATTGCCGGGCAACACATGCCCCAACGTTCGCAAAAACTCCAGACTGTCGCCACACACAATCTGATTCAACGGGATCTCAGATGTCACGTGTTCCCTTCCTCCATGGATCTACAGACACAATCAGAATGCTGCGGATTCGAACCGCATCAACCTGGCCCTTGCTTCCTGACTGCATTCAGCAGTGGATTCGCACCACAACGCCAGGTCACCCAGTCACGGTGTGCGTTCCTGCCGACAACGCACAAGGCATTCTGCACGCTCACTAAGTCAATCTGATCTCCGTGTCAAGCGGCGAATTCCCCCCTGTCGCCTCTGCATCTCAGGACACAAACCCACCAGAGCCTGCAGATCGACTATCCTGCCAGCAATTCTCATAGTGCATCCGAGCATGCACCGCTCCACCTCACACAGTGACATCCACTCACAGTCCTCGTCGTGATCCGGACATCGCGGCATGTCACTGATGTCGATGATCGGGAGGTCAGTCTTGCTACTCATTGCCCCCAATCCCCAGCAACGACAGCAGTCGCTCATAGTCGCCGACCGTCTTCACATGAAAATACGTCCGAGCACTGCTCTCCTTCCGAGACTCCTGATCCTCCTCCGAAGCATAGTGCCTCAGAAACACACGCACAGACTCAGACAAACGGCCACCACCGACATCCTGATGCAAAGACTCTACAACGAACTCCGAACATCCCAAAACCTTAGGGTCCGTGGCACGCAACTGCACATACGCAGACGTCAACGGATCGTCGTCCTTCGCCTCCACAAACGCTCGGTACTTCTCTAACACCATCCGCTCACGAAAATTACGCGGACCCTTCGACGAATGCTCCATCGCTCCCTCAAGCTGGTTGCGGTACCGATCGCGTTCCCGCGTCAACGTCTGCACCTGCTCGCGCAACTGCTGCAGTTCTGCGTTGACCTGCTGGCCTGATCGCTCGGCTTCGGCCAGCAGCACCGCATACTCGTCCAGCCGTCGCCGCAGATCCTCCATCGTCTCCGGCTCGCTGTCGCTTGGCTGCTGTTGCAGACTGACGCCACCAACCACATTATTCGCAACCTCGCGCATAGCTTCAGCGACTCGCCACCCATTGGCTATGCCATCGCCCTCACCGTTTGGGCAA